ATAGTTTTTAGGATTAATATTAATTTTTGTACTATCAACGTTTGACGTTGTTGTTTGTTCGGTCTTTTGCGTTGAGTTTTGATTGTTTTTGCTTACGCTTAGGCTCATTGTACACGACTGTACACATAAGGTCGTAATTATAGCAATGATTGCCGTACTGATAGCTCGGATAATTTCTACCCATTGATTACCGGTTATTTTCATGTTTAAAATAATTTAAGTTGTTTTTGATTCCATTTTTTTAAATCTTCTAAATCTTTGTCAAAAGTTTTTTCGCATATTAACCTCCTCTCTTGTTTTGTGAAGATGTATTTTTTTGTAATGACATCTTCATCTAGTTCGTAACAAATTTTTTTCATTTTTATTGACGTGTTGAAGTACACGTAATTTTTTAGCTCTCGAAATGTATTGAAAATATATCCGTCTGCTTCATATTTTCTGATTTTTTTCGGTTTTTTCATTTTCGTTAGGATATAATTTTCTCGTTTCAACTACGCATACGATTACCCATCCCTCCTCGTTAAATTCTCTGTTTGCTTCTTGTGCGATTGCAAGTGCTGTTTTGTATGTCCATTCACCTGCATAGTTGATAATGAGCAATTCACCTGTATTCTTGTTCTCTTTTACTACTGAAAATTTTGTTGCTGCCATGGTTAAAATGTTCTTTTAGTTATTATTAGTTTGATGTCTCTCCCTGTTATTTTTTGATAGATAAGGTAGTGTCTTATTGCTATTTTTGTTGGTATTTCTTTTATTGTTACCGGCTTAAAGCCTCTTACCTTTGTTCTTGTTATTAGCATAATTTTTTCTTTTTTTGTTGTACAAAATTAAAAGTTATTCTTTTTTTTCTTTGTTGTGAAAGAATTTTAAGTTTTCATATTTACCTCCTTGCTTATTGACACTACAAATATAATTGATTTTTCTGATTTCTGCAAATTTTCTGATTATATATTGATCTTTTAAACATTTATTAACAATAGTATCTTTAAGCATGCGCGGCGTTTGAGCGCCGATAGAGCAATAGAGAGCGCGTAGCTCTCCTTAGCGACTAGCACCATAGTATCGGCGAAGCCGCACACCACGACCTCCGGTCGGGTGCACGTCACTTCTTATCCCGCTCTTAAGGTAGCCGCCTCTCGGATAAAGGCACACCTCACCCTCCCGTTATACACCCTTGGCCACCCGGCCTTGAGGTGTTAAATGCAGACCCGTGTGATGTTAACACGGTACCCACTGGACGTGCCCGAGCGCAGCCCTATGTATGATATTGGTTAAAATATAGATTGGCGAATAAATCAATGTCTTTATTAAACTGTTCCTGTTTTCTTTTATCTTTTCTTCTTTCCTTCTCGGCGACCTTAGTCGCTTTAGATTCTATCCATTGTCTTTGCTTTTTAAGCCTGTTGAGGTATTTTCTTTCATCCCAGTCTTTGGGATTGTCATGGTATAGTCTTTCGCAGCGTTCTCGTTCGCTTACGAGTACGCCGGAGTATCTCAATTCTTCTGTTTTGAGGTCTATTTTGATTCCTAGTACGTATACTATCCCTTTTTCAATTTTGTCTAGGAATAGTTTTTCACGTTCTTCTTCTGTAAATATTTTGTTTCTGTAATAGATAGGTAGATTGAGTTTTCCACCGTTTCTCATTCGGTATGATTCGTTTGTTTTGCCTTTTATGTATACATGTTTTTTTGCGTCCTCTCGTTTGAGGTATCCTGAACCTATTCCGGCAGAGCATAATACTTTCCCTCTGAATTTCGGGTGTTTTTCGTCTACCTTTAACATGTATTTTGTGATGTAGTTGATAGTTTTTTCATTTACAAAGTATCCGGTGAATGTGATTCCGTATTTCCAATTATTCGTTACTTTTTCTCCATTTCCCAAGCCCCATACTATCCCGTGTAGGTGTAATCTTTCTGTTTTTTCGTGTCCTAGTTCTGTAATGAACCAATGTTTTACAGATTTTCCGGTTTGTTTTCTTACTCTTTCTAGACATAGCCTTATGGCTTTTGTTGCAATATCGTTGTTATCTTTTAACTTGTATTTTTTCTTTAATTCTTTGTAGGATTTGTCATCGATTGTCAGTGTCAGAAAGTAGGCGTTTGGTGTTTGTCTGTTTTCCTCTGACATTCTTACTACCCATTGTCTTTGCTTTTGTTTCCTGCATTCATAACAGTCCCCGCATGCTGCCGTTATATAACGCAACCTTTCGTCAGGGCAAACAGGCGGTACCCCACCGTTTTTCTTTGTTGGTAGGTACCGCTTATTTGGTATGAGTTTCGGATATAGACACATATTATTGAAATCCTGTTTTACCCACTTTTGCTCCTAGTGCTGCCCCTGCTCCTTTTGAGGCTATTTCTAGCATTCCAAGTACAATGTCTTTGATGAGTTTTTGTTCTTCAATATTCAGACCTTTTTTACCTAGGTCGTATCTATTGAATACGTCTTGTACGTAGGCTTCCATTTGTTCTCTTTGGATGATTAACGCTTTACCTTTTTTGGTAAGGTCTTCCCATCCTTGCAGAATTTGTGCAGGAATAGCTTTTGCTTGCTCTTCATTGACTTTTCTCTGGCTTCCTTTGAGTAGTATTTCACTCATCAGATTTTGAAGTGTTAGGGAGGATTCTTTTACTTTGTTGTCAATTGTCCTTTCTTTTAGCTCGTTGTCGAGTTTCATTCCGTTGATTTCTTCAACTAGTTTATCGATTCCTTTTTGCAGGCTTTTGATATTCCAGCGTGTTTCATCGGCTTTGTCTTTTGTCCAATCGGCCATGTTTCGTTTAAGTTCCTCTTCTGCATCCGCTACTCTGATTTGTCCTAAGATGAGCCCTTTCTTCACTTTTTCGTTTGAAGTCTGTGCTATCAGGTTATCAATGGTAGCTTCTTGTGCTCTAGTGTCTACACCTTTAGTCTTTTCGGCTTCAGCTTCATTCTTCTTTGCTTGGCTTTCATTTAGTCTTACTTGACTAGCCATATTTGCTAGTTGTAATCCCATTCCTTGCGCTTGTAGTCCTACTTCTGTTCCTGTTTTACTTGGCATTCCTACTCCGCTTGCTTGTCCGGCTCCGCTAGAGCTTCCGCCTCCACCGCCACCGCCATATATTAGCGACGGGCTTAGTCCCGCCGCTTTTATATGTCTCATGGTATTTTCGTAATTTGTATAGTCCCATAGACTTTTAGCTAGTCCTGTGCTATAATACGCCTGTCCTTTATTTAGCTGTGCTTGATAATTCATGAGTTCTTTATTTTCATAGAATTGATCTTGCTGTGCTTGATTTTTTTGGTGATTGGATATGGCGTTTCCTGCTAATCCGATTATTGTTCCTAGCATAATTATTTACATTTTCGCGCTTTGATGTTTCAAAGCGTTATTCATATTACTTGATAATAAATTGTAGGTGCGTACTTTCGTGTATTTTAAAGTATTTTGTCTTTACAAATACTCCGAAGTGCTCGTTACCTACAAGGCTTTAGAGATACCTCTCTAAACAGTTTAGTTTTCACTTGGTGAACCTCCCTGTGTTTTTTCAGGTACATTTCCGAAATCTTCCGGTTTTACCGCCTGTTCTTTTTTAGCTGAACTTCTTGTGATTTTGTCATAAGCGTCTATTGCTATATCAAATCTGTCCGTTCTGATATTATATGCGGGTAGTACACCGTCTTCTTTTGCTGTATAGATGATTGGTGCCGTGTCTGTGATTGGTTCCTTGTTTTGTAGGATTCTTGCGCATTTTGTTTCAATGCTTTCACCCTCGTAGATTTCTATTGATTTTAATCTACCGTTGTTGTTGTTTACTTTTGCGTATTTCATAATGTAATAATTTTTATAAGTTAGGAATTTGTTTTGCACTGATTAGACGTCTTACTTTTATGTCAAATCTTGTTTGTATCCAAAAGTTCATAGCGTCTAGGTTTGCATCTGCAAAGATGTAGTTGAATTTTACTGGGTCTATGTATGTTGTTAAGTCTTCGATTTGTGGTGATGTTGAATTGTTCATTGAGTAGTTTCTATTCAATACCATGAAGCTTTCACTCATTCCAGCTGCAAAGTTACCGAATGTTCTGTTGACGTTTGTCATGTAGTTAATCCAAGCTACTGTCTTACCTGCTGCCGTACGTTTTAAGTCTGGGTCTGCCGTTAGGTAGTCCGTCCACCATGCACGCTCACCGTTTAGTGAATCTTGGTACCCGATTCCGTCTAATGCTGGTTTGTGCCAATCGTCCATAGTTTCCAGATAGGTATCCCACGTGTTACCTTGTCCGTAATCAATCCTTGGAGTAATTGAACAAATGCTCATGATATAACATGGTTCTGTTACTTTGATGCGGATATGTCCGCCTTTTTGTCGTCCTGTTGTCATTCCTCGTCCTGCTAGTGTTCCTAGTGGTTCGTTTTCGGATGCGCTGTTGCTTATTACTTCTTGGAATATGATTTCTTGGCTTACACCTCCTTCGAACATTGGCGTTTCGCATCTTTCCATATAGTTGCCGCCTGTATATACTGTTTCCAACCAATCTCTGTAAGTACCTCCACTTACTGCGATTCTGTTAAGGAAGTTGTATACTTTTTGTGACAAGTTTAAAGCGTCCATTGATAGTGTACCGTCTGATACGTCTACCGCGCTGGCTTCGTTAATTCCGTCTACTCCGTCTATCCATTCGGTATTAATCCAGTTTTGGTATAAGTCACTGTTGTATGTTTTTAGGCATAGTCCAAATTGTGGAACTGTTGAGTATAGATTATTTGATGTTAATCTATTGGTGAATAGGTTAAGCGGTTCTACGCTTGCGGTTTTGCTTCCTATGTCAAATGTTACATCACCTGATGTTAATAGTATTTTGTCCCTTATTGTATCAAGGTTTTCTAATGGTATGTCGTGTAGTACGGTTTGTATGGTTGATTCAATTTTTAAGATATTTATTGTATCTCCTAATGAAACATTGTTTACTTCAGCTGTGAAGCTTAGTTTTGTTCCTGTTACTGAAATTGATGATGCTATTTTGTTTAATGCTGTTGTTGTGACAGCTCCTCCGGTTGGTTCTTGCCATGTAAATAGGATATGTTCTCCTGTTTCATCATTTTCTACGTCGTTAATTTCGTATGCTTGACCTTGATGTAAAATGTAATTTACTGGTAGAGGGATTGGTAGTGGATTTGTTCCGTTGTTGTGTCTAATTCCTTTTAATTGGTTTGCTGCTCCGATAATATAAAAATTATCTTCTTGTGTGTTTGCATAGAAGTTTTTGAAGATGTCGTAGTATGCAAGTATTGGCAATGCGTTTTTTGTTGCTGTTTTTGTTGTGACTCCTGATAGGTTTGCAAAACCTCTGATTCCTAAGTATGCTAGTAGACAACTTGGATTTACTTGTGTCCATTGGTAATCCTCTCCGTTTTTTTTATGTGCGTTATCGTATGTTGCGTTTAACGCTACGGTTATTTGAGGTAGTTTTACCTGTGCCATATTCAGACCGATTTTTGTTCGGTTGTTGTGTAGCCAACTGTTATACAGTCTTACCGGTGCTGTATATATATGGTGTTCTAATTTGAATGAGCCAAATAATGGTCCTGTTGTCGGATGCGTTAGTGCATTCGCATCTATATCAATGTCGAATGTGTCTCCCTTTTGTCCTACTATACATAAGTTCGGTACTAGTGTCCCAGGACTTTGTGTGTTTCTTACGATTGTCGATAGATCATGTGTTGACATTTGGTAGTCATGTAGATTAACCGACATTTTTTGGTTGTCTCCTATGGTATTTTTACCAATATTTTTCTGTATTGACAT